TCATTGCTCGCTCCCAGCCCAGTACAAGTGAAACATCGGCTTTGCGTTCAACAACAAAGAAACGGCCAAACGTGCGATCCACGAGCGACGAACGCGATATGCGGTATTGAAGCGAAAGCGATAGACACGGACTCCCGGATAGGCGCCCATGTTCAATGGCTCTTCCTGCGTGAGAAACAGAGTAGGACCGTACTCACCGAAGCGCTTGGGACCAAATTGCGATGAAGATTCCGGTTCCTTCGCTTGCGGGTACCACTCGTCAACGACGCTGTGGCAGCCAAAGTGCGCAGCCAATTGAATTGCCGTGTAGGTCTTTCCAGTAGCAACGCGACCACAGATCAAAACGTCACCTGGCTGAGGATCGATGGAAGATTTTTGAAAGTTCATGAGATACCCCATTTGTTGAAGAATGGGGATAGACCCCCAGCCCGAAAGCTGAATACGGCATTGAAGGAATTAGGTTTCTGTCCACCAGCCAGCGGCGAGGAGACGATTGAGCTTTGCAGCTGCCCGACGCTGGCAACGCGGCAAGGAAGAAAGGGCCTTTTCGCGGAACAAACAGCCGGCACGCTTGCTGAACTTCGGGCGGACGACAGCGTAGACCTTGGCCTTAGCCAACTCAACCTGCGCGGCGCGTGCGAGGTCGAAGACGGAAGCGGGGACCACTGTGCGAGCCAGCAAGTGCGCCGCTGTGACTTGAGTACTATATGAAGTGCGGTTCATGCTGAACCTCATCAAAACCAACGATCCGCAAAGGCACTATCGCCGCGCGTATCGTAGTTCGAGAAGTTGAAGCCTTGCGCCTCCCAAGACCCAGGCCTTTCGCTCTGTGAGATTGCGAAGTGCATCAGAGCCTCAAGGTACACCCGGAGACTGACGCCATGCTCGGCCGCGATTTGGGCTAGCTTATCGACGCCATTGGCATCGAGAGCAACACGCTTCGTTGAGTTCTTATCCACAAAAAGCCCCTTTGTTGGCTTAATGGGGATAGACCCCCGCTCCTTGAAGCGACATGGACCGTTTGATCCAATGCCTAGATAATATCACACTAGTGCAGAAATGCCTAATGTTGAGTAAATCTAAGGGGTATTAAATCGAATAAAGGGACTATTTGAGAAGCCAAAGCAGGGCCCAAGCGAATCCCAGCAAAAACATGCACTCAGGCCTTCAGAGCTTCTTCACCTGCAAGAACATGACCAGGTCAGTCGTACTGGTGGAAGAACCATCCGAATGGATGCGAGAGAACCAGGGCAGGTGGTAGCCCGCATTGGACTTTCTCTCCTGGCGCATGCCTCCCAGCATGATCACTTCGCCATCCCTGGTCGTTACGTCGGTAGTGACCTCCCGACTCGGAATAGTGGGGGAGTTGTTGACGCCGCTGGTCGTGTTGGCAAACGAGCTCACCTGTTGTTCGATGTGAAGATCGATCGAATTCTGGTGAGCGGTAGGCCGAACATCAAGCACAACCCCTGTCGACTGGTAGGTCACAGACTGCACAGGCGCGGAAGTCCCTCCGGGGTAACTCACCGTCGACAGAGTAGGAACTTTGTCGACAGACCCGAGATGAGACACAAAGCCACTGTTCACCAAGACCTCGGGCGCACTCATGATCTTGAAGCGACTATCTGAGTCGAGTATCGAGACGATCGCAGAAAGGTCGCCAACCTTAAGCGAGAGGAAATTGTCTGCAAGCTGGCCTGTCCCCAGGGACAACTGCAGCTTCGAGCCCAGCAGCGAACCAACGATAGACACGGCCGAAGCATCACTGGATGAAGTCTGAACCTCGTAGACGACGGCCTTCACATACAAGCGAATCACTTCGGTGTCGAGCTGGGCCAGTAGGCGTTTCATGACAACGACCTCTTGCTTTGAACCAGCAAAGATCATGTAGTCCAGATTCTTCTGAACCACTGCAGTCGCACCCTGGTCACCACCCACCGTCGGAACAGCAAAGCCGGAGTTCGGCGCCGCCTTCACAGAACGCTGAGTAGTGAACTTTCCCTTGAAGAGAGGCGAGATAGCCTCAATCAAATAGGACGGCTCACGATACAACGGCCTGTACAAGAACACCTCGAGATCCGGATCCGTGGCCTGAGCTGTCTCCGCAGCTGGGGGCGTCGGCTTGATGAAGTCAGCACTGTTGCGCACCTCGATGACGTAGCCGAAGGCAGCCAGGAATGACACAAAGAATGGACGGAAGGGCCCGTCCTTCGCAGCGTATCGAAGCGTAAGCACGCGATCGTCTTGCAGAACCGAAGGATCAAGCACCACCGCTCGATCAGGCCAGTACTCGGCATACACAAGTTGCACCAGGTGCGAAGCATGTATGGCTTGGTACTCCATGCTGAACTCAGCAGCACCTGGCGACGGTTCCACCCGCTTTGGCGCCGCAGACTTCTTGAGAACGGTTGGCGAGCGAGATGCGACCGCAGAAGCGGCCGGCGACGCCTGAGCCACGACTGAGCTTTCGCGGACTCTGACCAGCTCACGAGACAGCGCGGCTCGATTGGCAGGATCCTTCTCGACCTCCAACTCATGGGCAATGATCCGAACCGCGTCGGAATCCCGAGATGCCTGCACCGCCGCCGGAATGCGCTCCTGGACGGCACAAGCAGACCCAGCGAACAACACAAAACCAACCACCAGCCCCGCAGCGGTACGAATCACTTCAGCCCCCTTTTTACCGCCTGACCCACCGGCACGATGGGCGGCAACATTGCCGACACCGCCTTACCGTCATAAACACCTGTCATCCGAAGACCCATACCCTTAAACATCGTCGCGTCAGCTAGGTGCACACCATCGGTCGACTCCAAGATCACGCTACGAAAAGGACCGACGACCATTGTCCCTACGATACGAATCAGCGGCTCCGGTGCAGAAGCTGCACGGGCCTGGAGAGGGGCGGCACCACCAGCACCCGAAACAGAACTCGCAGACTGCACCTGGCCGGCCTTACCACCATTCTTCGTTCGCTCAACATAGCCAAAAAGCCAGTAGATGCACCAGCAGATGCCCAGAACAAACAATGTCAGCTTGATTGCCAGACCACGAGTCAGGATGCTCTGGCGATCGTCAGCAGCAAGCTCCTTGCCCTGACCGCCGGCGTAGCTCTGATACAGCGGAAACACCTCGGCGTCATAGACCTTGACCCAGTCCTTGACCTTCAGTTTTTCAGTCTGCCGAATGCCTTCCCACATGGACACCGAATAGAGCTTCTTGAAGCCAAGACCGCGAGCCTTGTGCATCCGAAAACTGTTCTGAATCACGCCTTTGACGAATCGGTTCAAACCCTGGATATCTTGGGTCATGAGCGCCACGTCACAGGACACCATGTCCTCCGAAAGGTAGTGCCGATGCATGCGGATGAACGACCGATGCTCGGCCGACAGCTTGCAGTTATCTCCCCAGAGCTTCCAAGCCTCATCGATGCAGACCAGATCGCCACCCTTGACGATGGGATCAGTGACTAGAGGCAACTTCGCGAAAACGTCACCAGCCGAGTAGTCGACGAAGTAACTGGCCTTGAAGCTCTTCCACTCGCTTTCGGCAGCGACCACGAGCGCCGACGCGAGGTCAATGCCTCGCTTCTTCAAGGTCGTGAGCTCGACCAGCATCATGCTGAACCGGGCTGCGTTCAACTCACGACCCTGGGCAATCTGGAACATCTGCGCGTAGAAGACGAACTCGCGATGCGGGACCCAATCGGGAACCTCGAACGCCATGACGTTGTCAGGCACGTCTACCGGGAAGAAGCCTGCAGCCTGCATACGTTCAGACGACACGAAGACCACTTCGCCGCATGCTTCCAAAGGAACTTTGTGCTTCTTCGAGGCAAACTCGCGGATCTTCTCCGGATTGATGCCGTCAATGTTGGTGACGACCCGACGCCCCTTTGCGATCGCAGGAACGATCACATAGGCGACGACCTCAAAGCTCTTCCCGCTGCCCTGAAGGCCGCAATACGCGTTGATGCTCACGCGAGATCAACCCAGGCCAGGAATGCGGCGAATGGCGAAGCGCAAGATCATCGCGCTGATAAGTCCCGGGAAAAATTGTGTCCACATGGTCAGATCCGCGAAGTACCACATACCCGAAGTCCAACCACCGAGAGCCGAATTCAAGTCAGCTGTCGTCGGAAGCTTGGCGCTGATGTACCCAATAACTGCTGTCACGAGCACATACATTGCCGTGAACAGCGCGAACTTGATGACTACTGATCGCAGTAGCCAGGTAAACAGAAGACCGAGTAGTGCACCCATCACGCCCCCATGACGACAAAGACAATGGCAATGGCCCACATGACTGCAAAGGCTGCCTGCAGTTGCGGCCTGATGCGCTCCGTCCAGAAGCAGAGCTGATCGAAGTGGAATGTGTGAGGAGTACCCGCAATCACCAACTCAAGATCTGGCTCCGGACAAGTTGAAGAGTGGGACGGAAAAGCGAAAGTCTTCCAACCAGGGAAGAGGTTGAAAATCGGATCGAGAATGGACTCAATAGTCGGCGAGACTGGATCAGGAAGGCTGAATGTCCCCCAATCGATCGTTGTCGTACCTGGCGTTGTCGTCGGCGGCGTCACCGTACCGGGAGCAGGCACGGGCATAGGCACTGCCTGGGCACCAGGCGGCGCCACAGGCGACACCAGATCCTGCACGGTGGGGTCCTGTGCCACAGGGGTAGCTACACGCCAGTCCGCGACGTCGGAAGGCTTGATGCCGATCGTCGGCGAGTAGGGAATGAAGCCCGACGCGGGGACGATGCGCAGCGGCTGAGGAGTGCCAGCCGGAGCGGGCTTGAGCTGAACAGCAGGATCCGCAAGCGCAGTAGCAGCTGCCCACAAGCGATTGATCTCGTCTGCCAGAAACTGATCACTCAGATAGGCCGTAGCCAACGAGCCGGGGATGTGAACCGGCGCCAAGGAAACAGACTCGTCGACACCTTGATAGGGAGGCAGAGCGATCGGATAGCCGCTCGGGGCCTGCAACTCGTAAACGCCGGAGTAGCTCTTGGATCCCGGAGGGGTGGCAACGCCACTTTGAGCTACCGTCGCCACTTTGGCCCAGTACGGAACCGTATAGGGTCCGCTGTAGGGCAATGAAAAGTCCGCATTCGCCGAAGCAACCAGCGAAGCAGCGGCGTCACCCTGACACGGAACCGAGGCCACGCCAGGACTACAAACCAAAGCCGAAAACGTCTTGAAATGACGAAGCGTTGTTGACGACGGCGTCGAACGAAAATACACATCGGCGTTGGGGTACGCAACAAGCATCGACGCCCAATCAGCAGGCATAGGCGGAAACGCCGTGTACGTGGAGCCAGACATCACCGAGCCGCCAAGCTGAACCGACTCAAAGCCGGAAGAGTGATCGTTCCACTGCCAGGTGCCAGTACCGGCGACATCCATCGGCAGCTGCGAATTGCTGTGATATCGGTCGTACGCGTAGTAGCCCGCACCGGCAACGGCAATCGGCCACAAGATCGCGCCAATACCAACGCCCTCAGCCACCGCCGCGGCCTCGGCGAAAGATGTAGCGCCTGCGGCAATACCGTCAATGGTGGCGGTAACCGATGCAACTGAAGCGCCGACACGCGCCATCAGCGTGCGGTACAGGATCGAAGCCTCGGCATTGTTCAACGCGCCTGTGTACGGCACAGGGTTGATTGCGTGAGAAAGCAGCGGCAGCATCAACGCCGCAAGAACGGTGAGGCGCTTCACGAGCGCAAACCCTCGAGCACGGCACGGGCACAGGTCAGGCCAAGCACGAAGGCCGCCAAATACCACCAGTTCACGTCCACGATAGTTCCTTTGCTAGAAGACCAGGAGGGGCACCCCGCCACAACCCGACGCCCGTGTTTAGCGAGCGCCCTTCACCAGGTGGCGAACCTTCAGATAGCCGATGAGCGCCATGTCGACCGCGATCACCAGAAGGCCGATGGTGACCACCGCGGTCAGCACATCAGCGAAACTGATCGTGGCGACCATGTCGCTGACCGTGGAGGCACGGGCAAACAGCGGCGCGGTGATTGCCGACAACACCAGCGCACGGCCGGCAACCTTCGAGGGGACGAACTTCATTTCAACTCTCCTAACAATGCCGGAAACTGCCGGCCACAGATGGCGCCATAACGACGCACAACCTTTCAGTGTCGAGCACCGCGGATGACGAACAGCACCCGCCCAACAGCAACACCAAACCAGTAGCTGGCCAACACCGCAGCCAACCCATAACTAAAGAATTCGCCGAACTGAACCGGGTCGGGCGTCTGATTTGTCCAACCAAACTCCGCCGGCGTCAACATCATCCAACCCGTGCACCCTGACGCAGACGCTGGCTGAGGGGAGACTGGGACGAAAACACCTGACACGTCCTGAACGACACAGAGGCCCACTCTTCAATCCTCTTCAGGATGCTTCGAAGCCTCTTCGGCCTTCCTGCGGTCCAGATCCTCTGGCGAGAAAATCGGGTCCTCAGATCCCTTGTATTCCTTGTAGTAGTAGCCGCGTCTGGACTTCGGCCTGTCATGGACGCGGTCCCAGAAGGGATGCGAGTCCAACAGAGTGCGATACGACGCGACAGCGCCGGACAAGCGACCGACCTCAGCTGCGAGCAAGTGCAGGCCGACAGCGCCTGCAATCGCAATGACGGACCAAACCAAGTTCCACCAGTTCATGAAAGCCCCTTCGGAGAATGACTACATCGTCAGCCAGCGCCAAACGCCGAAACCGACGCAGAGCACGACCGCGATGAGAAAGCGTCGAGCAGTTGAAGACATGGCTAGTACAACCCTTCATCCGGGTCGAAATCCGGCGTATCAGTTTCGGGGTCGGACGAATCGAACAAATCGTCGTCCACGCAAAGCGGCGGTCGACCAAGGGGCAACACATCTTGATCGTCCGGGTCAAAGTCCGGCGTATCGAGCTCGGGATCAATCAT